GATGCGCCTTCGGTCTCGGTGCGAGCGCGTAGCTCAGGCGGTAGAGCGACTGACTTTTAATCAGTAGGTCCTGGGTTCGAGTCCCAGCGCGCTCACCAAAATCAACGGTTTTTCGCATAGTGCGCCGCGGACGACGTTTCGTGTCCGCACTGTGTCCGCAGAACGCGTAACTTAGTTCCCGACTGGCGCACTTGTCGCAGGCCAACTCGACCGAATCGACGGAACTCACCGTGGGAACACCTGACAAAAAAGCGGCCCCGGTGGGCATCCCCGAGGCCGCTTCAAGAGGTTCAAGAGATAAACGACAACGCGCGTTGCGGCGTTTTGTTCGGCGACCGCGCGTTTTTCCGAACGCATAACTCACATGCGGGTTCATCTCTGGCGCCTCGCGCCCCCGTGTTGTTGTTCCTAGCGTATGGTCGAATGGAAGCAGGCGCAAACGGCTCGCATCATCGCCATCGTGATCATAGTTGCGATCATCGCGCTGATCGCCGTCGTAGCGTTGCGAGATAGCTAGGTTCATGAAATGGCCGCCCGGATCGCTCCGAGCGGCCTTGTCGGTCCCGCCGCTAGATTACTCCACCAACAGCGCGATGTCGCGCCGCTCGCACAGGGCCGTGACCAGCGTCTTGATCTGCTCGGTCACGGCGTCCAGTTCTTGCATGGCGGCGCCGAGCGCCATCGCCAACCCGTCCTGAACTTCGTCGGTCTCGGCGGCTGACATGCTCTGTATCTTACCCCCCATTTTTGCCCCCTATGCTTCGACCAGAGAGCGAACGACGGCACCCGGCGCCAACGGGGCAACCGGTTCGATGGCCACGCCCAAGGCTTCGGGCGGGCATGAGCCCTCGGCGCGACGAAACGCGTCGGCGACCCACTTGTCGCGGATGAAATCTGAAAGCCGGAATGCTACCTTAGAAACAGCCTGCGGCATGGATGACTCCCCTGTTGCCGGTTAGGCCGGCCTTGGCGGTTGCCCCCGTCTCGGTCCGGCTGCCCATCAGGGCGACTCAAAATGTACACCGAGCCGCCGGAACTGTCTAGCGCCAAGTCATTGATTACAATACTCTTTTTGGTGTATTGTCAACGTGAATTGGAATTCAACCGCACGCGCAACGGCTTGCGGCGGTCGGCAAAGAAATAGGCCCCCGAAGGGGCCTGTGGACAGACAGGCAGCGAGCGCGAGTGGCTGGTAGGATGACGCCCTATTTCAATGGAGATTCAGAATGTCCGGCCAGCGCGAGATCGAGCGATATATTGAAATTCTGGCAGCAACAGCGGATCGCGTTGTCGGCGATACAGCGGCGCTGATTGCGTTCGCAGCGAGCCTACCCGGTGCCAAAGATGCCGACTTTGATAAGGCGTTTCAAATCATAGCAGCGACGAAACACCTTGACGGTCCGGTTGTGAAGAAGCCCGGCGTTCACACGCCGGCGAGCGCTCACGCAAAGATGACTCTTGAACGCATTCGGACTCTGATTGCTCAAACCACTCCGGGTGCAAAAGAGGCATGAGCGACTGATAGTCTTCGTAAAGTGAATCGAGGCTCAAGTTTTCGTCGCACATCGACCGTGTCCTCAACGTTACCGCTTCGGCGGCAAATAATTGCCGGGTGAGTTTTGGCTAAGCTTGGACACGGCGGTGATCGTCTTTTGCTGCGTGTCCGCCGCGCTCTGTGCGATTTGCTGACGCAACCGCGCTTCAACCTGCGGGTCGGCGTTGTTGAATGTGTAGACGGGTGCGACCGTGACTTGGATCGGTTGGCTGCCGCCGCCGCCCGCCATCATCGCCGCAACCTTATTGTTCGGCGTGACGCGCGCGCCGGCGGGCAGGTTGACGATCTCGGGGCCTTTTTCACCGACCCACGTCGGGCCGCCGCTCCAGTTGTCGGTGCCCGTTGCGTTGTGACCGATGCCGCCCATGCCGAGTGGCGTGCCACCGGGCAGGACGCCACCGCCTCCACCGCCGAACAGACCGCCGAGGAAGCTACCGCCGAACAAAGCGGAGATCGCCTGGTTCTCCGCAAGGTCCAAAAGCTTGATGCCAAGTCCCTGCAGTGCGCTTACGAGCGTTTGAGTATTTAGGGTGCCCTTCACTAAGTCGCTGTTGAAAGAGGACATAAACGACGTCGCCACGCCTTTCGCTTCGGACATGGCCTGCGTCATCCGCATCTGGCCCGCGACCGCGTCATCCATATGCGACTGCCAGTCGCTGCCGTAGATATTGCGCATCGTCTCGGCGACACGCTGCGAGGCGTCGTCAAGCCCGAGCATGGACCGCGCAAAATCATCGCCAAACTTCGCCTTGGCTACCGCGGCGGCCTGCGCAGCGTCCGTGAGGCTTTGCGCCAGCGCATGGATCGAGGCGGCACGGTCCTGGTCGACCACGATCCCGCTCTTGACGGCCGTGCGGAGCAGTTCATGCTCTTTCCTCAACCCTTGGATGGCAGAACTGGACGTGCCGGCGTTGTCCGCTTGGAATTGAAATTCGGCGACTTGGTCCTGTGTGGCTCGAACAAGACTGGTGAAGGCCTTGGCGGCCTCTGACGTATGGTTTGACAGGCCGAGCACCGATCGATCGGCCGCGGTGCCATGTCCCTGCAGCAGATCGAGCGATGCTTGAACATGTTTGATCTTGCCGGCGTAATCTTCGGCAGTGCGACCCGACTCTAGCAGGTCGTGCGCGGATTTGAGCAGGCTCGGATCCGACAAGCCTAACTTGGACACCGAATTCTCAAACGCGTCGACGTCCGGTTTGCCAGCACGGGCGCTTGCCGCGAAGTCGTCGATGGCTTTCTGATACGGCGCGTACTTGGTGCCTACTGTCGGCATCTGCTGGCCAGCGCCTTCCGCGCCGGTCATGATCGGGAGTTGCGTCGGCACCTGATTCTTGAAGTTCTTAGCGAAGTCGGTGAGCTGGGTCTGCAGGTTCATCAAGTTAACTTTGGCGTCGACGATCATTGCCGACTGCACCTCGTTGTTGAACTGTCCGGCCGCATTCTTGGCGTCTTTGTACGCGTCCTTCACCAGGCCGACGATGCGCACCTGCTCTTTCAGGATCGCCTCAGCCGTGGGTGCCGGGTCCGATACCGATTTATAATAGCCGTAAACTACTCCCGCCGTGGCGGCGACGCCCGCGCCGACACCGAGCGCGATCAGGCCGGTGGGGCCGAGCAGTTTGGCGACAACGCCGCCGACTTCGGCGAACGCACCCTTCAGGCCACCGGGACCAGTTGCCGCATAGCTGAGTTGATTGAGGTGCATGGCGAGCACCTGCGTAACAGGAACGCCCTGCGCCAACATTTCAATGGAGCTGCGCACCGCATGTCCAGCGGCCATCGCTTGCGTGCTGAGAGAGCCGTGGGCTTTTGCCGCGCGTGCAGCCGAGAGATCAACTACGTTCAGCGTGTCGTTTGCAGCGGCACCCGCCGCCGTAAGCCGTGCCGCCGCCGCCGTTGCAGTGCTGGCGGAAGCCGTCAACTTATCCAGTGCCGCGGCGGCGGGCGCGGCTTGACTACTGTCGATTTCGAGGCCGAGTTCTGCGATCATTTCAAAAACATCCCCCTGAACATTGCTGGCGTTAACGGCGGTTGCTCGGCGGGCGCATCGTCACCGCCGAAGATCGCTTTCAACATCGCAACGCGGCCTTTGTAGGCGGCCTCGATAGCAGGCATTGGCGTGTCGAGGGTCACGTCGTATGTCCACCCAAGCCAGCCCATGCCGATTTCGAGAAGCCAATTGTGATAGTCAGCGTGCGTCACGGCGTGGCGGGTTTGATCGGCTTGCCGCCGTTTGCCAGCGACTCCACAAAAGCCGACAGCGACTCGACGAGGTTTGGCAACCCGGCCTCGTAAACGGCGTCTTCAACTTCCGACGCCTTCTTGCCGGTGCCGGCCGCTACGACCGCCACGAAGGCGTCGAAGTCGAAGCCGGCGAGCTTGCGCAGCACCTCCGCGAAGCCGCCAAGCGCGTTGACAGAGCGTGCGGCGCGGAGTGTTGGGATGAGATTGCCGACTGGCGATTCAATTGAACTCACTTGCAGATCCTTTTCCATTTTGCAATTTCAGCGGCGGCGCGTTTTGCGTCGTCTGCATCTTTGACGGCGCGGATGATCGTTTGGGCGAGTCGTGTCATTGTATGCTTTCGCTTGGCCAGTGCGTCATTAGAGTGGGTCCGTCCATCCGGCGGTGTCGATTAGCGTCAGGCGATATCTTCCACCCATAGGATGCGGCGTTGCAAATTCACAAAGGCAGAGTCAGACGGAGCCACCACCCTCACCTTCAGCGTGTGAAGTAGACGGTCTGCGGGAAAGTATACGAAGGCGGCAGTAATATGTATAAACCCCTCTCCATCTGTACTGGCGCGCCGCCAATCTATCGCGGCGGAATTGTTATCCACGAAAAGTGCAAGGGCATACTCTGCGTAGGCCGACCCCACGAAGGAGCCGGACCATGTGACCCTGCACTTGCTGCCATTTGCTGTCAGCGGCGCTGTCGTGTTGTCGAGCGAACTCGAAAGACCCGATGTCGGAGCTATTCCGTTCGCATAGGCGTAGGTGCCAGAACCGCCGTCCGTTTGAGAACCGCCGTCCGTCTTAAAATAATTAGCGAAGAGAACGGCACCCGCCGCGGAGAGCCACGCTGTGCCGTTGAATTGAATATCGATCGCCAGCGCCTTGTCGTATGCTTTCCAGCCCGCGACGGGCGAGTAATACGTCCAGGCGCTGTTTTCATAGCGCGCGATTTGCGCCGCTTTAGCGGCCCAAGCACCGGTTGGCGACGAGCCGATTATGTACTCGACATTTGCGGTCGGTGAGACCGGCGGTGTATTGGTCGTTTGATTTTCGACATACCAGCGTATCTTGCCGCCACCGCCTGACACGTTCGACGGCAGGATCGCGCCGTCGTTCAAAGCCTGCGCGCCGAAACCTGCGGTCAGCGTTCCGGCGACTATCTTGTGATAATAAGTATCCGACGACTCGTCATAGACGAACTGACCAATGCGAAGCGCCTGAAACGCCCAGCCGCGCGCCGTGTAAATACCGACCTGACCGTCTTTGCCCGCCCAATCGGCACCGGTCGCCGCGGTCGGAACGTAATAAGTATCGTGGAGCGTGGGCGAAGCAGGCTGCGCCGTCGTGCTGGTGCTAAGGACAGAGTAGGGCGCAGGAATTGCGGCGACTGCTTTGTATCGCTTACCATCGTCGGTAACGGCGCATGTCTCGCCATCGTGCGGCGTGGTGGTGTCGGTCGAGTCGTACTGAAACAGAATGCCTTTCCATTGGATATAGAGCGGCAACGTGCCGTCGGCCGGATCGACCACGTCAAAATTTTGCGTGTCCTCGGTGTCGGCAAAGACCAAAATGCCGCGCTTGGTGATGTACGCGCGCTGAAGGGCGGAGTCTTTGGGTGCACCAACGGGCCAGGCGGCAACTGTTTCAAGTTGAGATGACATATCTATCTCCATCTTTGGGACTGCGCGCCGTCACGGCGGGCACAGAAATTAGGATTTGTACTTGGCCAGCGCGGCGCCAACAGCAGCCCGGACGTCGGAATCAACGACGTCGCGGATAGGGCGAAGACGATCGGCGATGTATTTCTGCGCATCCTCGCGCAATGCCAGCGGCAAGGCCGACAGGCCCCGCCCGACGATTACTTCGTGGTGTTCGGTCACGGCGAAGCAGCCGGATCGGTATACACGCCGGCCTTGGCTTCCCATTCTGT